CTGAGTAGTCGAACTAATTGAAGTAACGATCGTCGTCGTAGAAGCCGATAGCTTGCCGGTACCAGAAGTAATCTGTACGGCCATGCCGGTTTGAAGATTTGCAGGAATCGCTGAAGTTGATACTACATTGCCGCTAGAGGTGCAGTTCGTGATCATCACCTTGGCGCGAGTCATCTCGTCGAAGACGTTCTGGACGTTATTCTTTCGAAAGCGCTGAGTAATGATGGCTGACATAGTTTAGTTGAAGGTATTTATATCACTTATGGAGCAAAAGTGAGGATCGTATTTGCCGCGATCGTCGAAGAAGACAGCGAGCCGTTTAATGTGATTATGCCGGTCGAAGTACTCACGGAATAGATGCTTATCGCGGAAGTCGTAGACGTCGTGCCGGTGATCGTAAAATATGTACTCGAATTGGTAGACGTGACAATCATCGACGGAGTTATATTCAGGCTCGACAGCGTGCTGACGGATATCGTACTTGTATTTGTAACAAATGCAGATGATATCGACACCTTAAACGCGTCGATCGTGCCGACGTTGGACCAGTCCGCATACGTATAGGTCGCCGTGTTTTGATTTTCAGGAACATAGGCCGCTCCCGCGTCGGCGATGACGTAGTTGCCGTATTCAGATATCTGAGTTGGATCGAGGAACCAGAGAGTCGCCTGATAGTCTCGCCGCGCGCTTACCATTCGACTGTCATTGATGTCAAATACTCCACCGGTCGTGTTTGAGCCGTTGATGTAGTACTTAAATCCGACCGGATGAACGAGAGCTCGATAGGCCAGATCAAAGTCGCTCTGTGCTTGAGCCGTCGATATCACGTAACTAAATGGCGCCCAAGCCTGAATCGGAGTCTTATAGTAGGTCTGCGAACCGAGACTGAGCAGAGCGACGACGTTAGTCGCGGCGGTCGACATACCAGACGAAGTCAACCACGGCTGAATGTAGGTCGTCATCGTGTCGGCGCCGTAGTCGTTCACGTCGAACATCGAAGCCGTATCGTTGTAGAAGATCTTAAAGAAGTTCGCTAGCGAGTTCTGAGATCCGCGAGTATTATAGAAGTACTTGACGATGCGCTGATACAGTAGAGCTCGAAGGGAAGAGATCTGATCGGAGGCGAGATACTTATAGTACGGAGCCGTGTTGAGCGAAGTCGACGAAGACGTCGACATGTACACCGGAATCGGTACATAAGAGGCGATCGCTCGCTGAATGTGTGACAGGTAATCCGCGTCGACCTGATCGATGTCAAGTTCCGCGAGGATCGAGTAGATGATATTAGATGGACCGGAGCCGTTTTTACCAGATAGGACCGTCGACGTCACGATCGTCGAGGTAGAAGAAGTTGCCAATCCGGTCGTCATGTCGACCGAGTACGTCGTATTCGTTACGGGAGTCGTAGCCCATGAATTGATGTTCATGAACTTATAGTACTCCGTGAGGAGCGTCATGAAGTCATTGGCCGTGACGCGTATCTGATCTGGCAGCAAGTCCGTAGATCTAGGGCCTTCTAGATTACGAGGCTGCGAGTCATTGATTCCGAGGCTTGATGTCATGGTTTAAGGATCGCGGCTAAAGGTGATGTAGTTACTCGCGCCGAGGACGCCCGACTGAGCAAACGTATCGGCGACGCCGGTGACCGTAACTAAGTCGTTCGAGATCGAGAGGAGCTGATGTCGACTCGGAGCGACGTCGTCTGAAGCCGGACGAGAATAGATTCGAATCGGTGTTGAAGAAGTCGCGTCGATCGCCGTACGAATGACCATGTACTGAGTCGTCGTGTCGATCGTCAATGCATCTGTCCAATATAGTGTAGTTGAACTATTGGACGTAATTACTCTTGAACTTCCAAAGCCAGATCCACCGGTGATGTATACTACCGTGCCGACAAATTGATTTGTATACCAGACTGATGTTCCAGTGACGCTGCCATCCGTCAGAGACGTCGTCGTATAGGCCGTCACGGTACCGGTAAAGTATCGATATAGATCAAGTTTTCCTGTCGATGGATATACCGTGCCAATTAAGATGTCTGTACCAGATGACGAATATTTTGGATCCGATACGGCAACGGAAGCCGATGAGTTGAGTGACATGAATAGTCGTCGACTCATCGATGATCCCACATCATCTCCATCTTTCAGGTAATATGTTCCAGCCGGAGGAGTGACATATAATACAGCACTCGTCGTTGCCGTCGTATAGCTTGCCGTACTCGTCAGAGTAATAATGGACTGCGTACCCGTATTATTGATCGAGCTGATCGACACGGTAGACGAAGTAAATCCTGATGTACTCGACGTTATGACGGCGCCGACGACGAGGTATGGATTCGTGAGGCCGTTCGTCGAAGAGCTCGTTCCTGGACTCGAATACACGTATACGCTCGTCGTATTTGCCGAATAGCTGCCATAGACTATGATCGGCTGATTCGAAGGCATCAGTGACTGCATCGAAGCCGTATTCAATACGAAGCCTTGAGAAGTCACCATCGGAAGAGTCTGATCGACGGAGCCATATAGCTTATTTCCAAAAGTAGTAACGAGGCCGTTCGGAAGCGCACCGATTCCGATCGTCGCCGCATTAGACGCCGTCGTTATGGGATTGATCGTGTAGTTCTTGTAGAATGACACCTGCAGGTCTGAGTTAAGGATCGCAGGATCCGATGTATCGATCAGGCGAAGGAGGACGGAGCTTCGAAATACTCCGGTGAAGCTTTGTAGAGCATTCGAGTTGTAGTTCGAGATGACTCCGCCCGAGGTCGAAAAGATTAAGTTCTGAAGGTCCGTCGCGGACTTATTCGTCAAGTTGGCATTGTACTTAAAGTTGACGTTCAGATAGATGTTGACGTAGTCTGGATTGTAGATCTGATTCGTCACGGACATCACCTTGTATGCCTTCAAGTAGTTGATGACGTCCGAGCCGCTGACTCCGCTTCCGACGAAGCAGATGAAAACTCGTCCAGCATACTGAGCCGCGTTGATCGGATCATACGCTACCTCGTCTTCGCCGCCCCATACGTTGATCGCCGTGATGGCCGGATAATGATCCTTCAGGAGCGTGATGTAGTCATTCGCCGTCACCGCGCGGTTCTGAGAGATCAGCGAGGCCGGTGCGTTCTGACGAATAGCATCCGTAGACTCTTCTTCGGATCCGCCAGACGAATTGCCCAGAGTCGTGACGATCGCGGAAGTTACTGGATTGCCATTTGAGTCGGCGATCGTATCGGCGAACTGAAAGGCCGTGACGCCGTTTGCGATCGAGCCCTCGGTCGAGATGTAGTTAAGCTGAACGACATTGAGGTTCGACAGAGACTTTCCAAGGACGCCGTCGCCAAAGGTTACCTCGTACTTACCCTGACTATTCATCGACGGGAAATATACCTGAGAGGAACCGTTGACATTTGCGAGGTCGCCGCCATTGAGAGCCGTATAGGCGTTGATCGACACGTACACGGAACTATTTGCATTATTGATCGTCGGATATACCAGCACCTTTAGCTGACTAAAGTCGGCCGATGGATCGTCGAGTACGAACTTTTGATTCGGTACGGAATTGTCGACTTGATATGACTGAGCTCGATTCACTCCCTGAATGATGGATAGTGAAGTGGAATAGTATCCAGATACGGTATTGTAATATACTTGAGTCGAGTCTTGAGTCGTCGTAAAGGTAAATGATCCGTTCGGAGAAGATCCAGTAAACTTAGTACCTCGTGGAACGATCAGCGTCGAAGAAGCCGTAGGAGCTCCAGACGCGGTGAATGCCACGGTAACTTGAGCCGTCGCGGCCGTGATCGAGCGAGGAATATAGCCGAGCAGCTTAGCCTGAGATATCACGGATGAACGAAGCTGCGCCGTGTCGATGAAGCTCTCGTTCAGATTCAAGTGCGCCAAGATTGCGTTGTAATGAGTGTTATAGGCCAACACGTCGAGGAGCATGTTGAGACCGGAGCCGTCATAGTTCCAGTCGCTGATCGGCGAGTCCTGTCGCTGAAAGTATGACTTCAGATTGGCCTTGATCTGATCAAAGTCAAGTTCCGTGACGTTTAAGAGTGGTTGTGCCATATATTATCTCAGTCGTTCCAAGTAGAAATTCAATGCCGTTTCCGTATTTAGCGCGATGACGTTAAAGTTAATCGTGATCATGTATGCGTTCACGTCGGACTGATCGATCACGTCAACCGAAGTCACATTTACTCGAGGCTCGTGTTGGATGAGCACTCGCGTGATCTCCTTATTTATCGACATCGCCGTATACGGAGTCGCGTTCTCAAACAATAGAGCTCGTACGTTTGATCCGCGAAATGAATCAAATGGAGCCTCATAGAAGTTGGTGAGGACCAAGTTACGCACGGCGTTCTTTACGGCCGCGATGTCCGTGAGGATCGAGACGTCTTGAGTGGAAGGATTGATGAATGGATCTCGAAGATCTAAGTCCGAATAGGTCTGAACGGACGCCACCGTCCGCGGGCGTAATGGATTAAAGTCCGAGAAACTCATGTGCCTCTATTTATGGAGATTAGTTGAGGTTCACCGTCGTGCCTCTGATGTTGATAGCTTTGCCGCAGATGTTGATGTTTCCAGACGGATCGATCTCAATGAAGGCGCCGGACTTATGCGTGAATGAGATTCGTTCTTTACCGGTCGTATCGTCGTATTCAATCACGTGACCCGAACGAGTCTTAATGACTTGATTTGCCGGATAGCTCGGAGCGATATAGGAACTTGGAGGAGTCCATGAAGTCGTGATGCCAGAAAGATTGGCCGAAATAAACTGAGTCTTAATCGTCGTAGTTCCAGAAGTCGTTTCGACCGGAATATCCGCCCCCGTCTTAGTCGGATTGGTGCCGCTAGGATCCGAGAATCCATTGTTTTTATCTGGTTTGCCGACGACCTTCGAAGCGATCGAGCCGAGCACGATTGGATCCTGAGCCGAAGGACCGTCTCGAAAGAAACCAAGTACCCACGATCCGGCCTGCAGACCGGTCGCGGACTGACCGACTCCGGCCATTGACGCGGACGTGTTTGGAAGCAGGCACAGCGCCCAGGGCAGTCCAGACGTCGGGAGCAAGCCGCGGTCGTCCGTATGAAAGCCGACGCATCGAACTCGTACTCGACCAAGCTGCAGAGGATCTCCTACGTCTTCGATGACGCCGTGAAACCAATAGAATCCGCCTCCGTAGTAGGCAAAGTCGTCTTTATGATGCGAAGTAAGCATGTCAACTATTATTTACGTCGTACGTGAATGAGTCTCGCTTGATTCGCATGCGACAGTGATACTCCGAGTCAAATTGATGAATGACGGCCGTCACGAGGTATTTTCCAGAGACCGTGCGATCGAAGTAGTCGTCAAAGTTGCCCTTTATTGCCTTTCGATCAAACTGCTTCAGATCGATTGCCTTTGGAATCTCGAGCGTGATCTTTCGACCCGGCCTCATGCTGAAGTCACCGGCCGCAAAGATCTCGTGAGTGATCGTGTCCATCGTCTCGATCAGAGAATTATACGTACCAAGACGACCTACCATCAGATCGTGATACGACTTGGCCGATCCGTCCGTCGAATATGCCAGAGAGTTGATCGGTACATATTCGGCAAATGCGTCGTATGTCTTATCGATCGCACGTACGTCGGATTGACCGGAATAGGGAACACCAAATGAATTTGATAGCGTCGTGTTTTTATTCAGCGTAAGCTTAGGATCGATCGAAGCGTAGCTAAACAGTTGAGAGTTGATCGTCTTCGTTGCGAGATCTAAGAATACGGACTTGGAGGCAAACGCGCCATTGCCGACCGTCGGCAGAACCTTTGATAGCTTAAAGTCCGAAGAGATGTCGAGGATGCGCTCGATGCTCTCGGTAAAATACTCGGCCGTTCCTGGAGTCGAATGAAATATCTTGGCGTCACTATACGTGCGGTAGTTGGGATTCTTCTTATCGTCGATCAGAGTGGTCAGCGACTCCATGCGTACGCCTCCAATCATCGACTCGTATAGAAAGAACGGCCTCGACTTCTGATCATAGGCTCGACGAAGGAGCCAATACGCCGTGTCGAGCGGATGCATCAGCGGAAGTACTCCATTGAACCTTCCTACCGTGTCTTCGATGTAGCCTATTCTCTTGTCATCGATGAGGAGGTCTTGACTTAAGATGCGCTTGACTTCCGTCGAGATCGGACTATTCGCGGCTCTTGAGACGCGCTTGAACTGAGACACGTAGGCTTGCTTAGAGACGCCGACGATCGTATAGGCCTGAGTATTTTGTTGATCTCCTCGACCAAAGATCGGATATTCCGTGACGTAGAACGTGAGGTCGATGTCCGTCCATTCGGGAGAAGTAAAGTCGTGACGACCCATTGAAATCTCAATCGTCTCTTGACCGATGAGTTGATATTCCTCGATGAAGTTGGCCGTATCTTTGATGTTGATGCGCACGATCATCGCGGCCGTATAGAGGCTCTCGGTGATCGAGAAGTCGACGACGATGTTTTGAATGTCGGCTCCAATGCCTTTATGATTCGTGAGCGTGATGGCGTTGAGCGCGTACGCGGTCGGCGTAAGCGCCTTATCCGTATTTGGCTTTATATTGCCACGAATATTAGGCATTGATCAAGTCTCGGTATTGTTTAACGAACGCACGGATATATGTAGGATTCACGACTCGTATCGATGACCTCTTCTCGTTGAGATCATTTTCCCATTCCGCATAAGATACGGCCGAGACTCGACTCATCGGCGAGAGTACCGTCGAAGTCGCGACTGCTAGAGAGCCTCGAATGACGTCTTGCAAGGTTATTAAAAATCCTCGAGGATCCGTGAAGACGTGATATTGAGGCTTGGCGCCGGATCCCGGATCGACCACGATTCCGCCATAAGCGTTGTCCTTTGCTTCGATGAGGTCCGTGACCGTGCCGCTGATTCCAGTAATCTTTGTATACGAAGACGTACTTGAATACTTATATTCCGTACGTACGCCAAATTGCACTGTGTCTCCGACTTGAGGAGTAAACACGTAGTGATGAGCCGCGTCACGGCCAGGAGTAATGTACGGAGTGACGTATGGGCTCTGAGAGGCGCAGAAGGAATCATAGGTAACTGAATCACGAGTCGCCGTAAAGATGGGAGTGCCAGACGTCGAGGTAGAGAATTGAAATAGACCGGCGTCTTGTAGATTCGACACAAATGTGTCCGATGATCCGGAGTTGACGATCCATAGCTGCTGCATGTATGGATCATACTTCATTACCTTTCGAGTCTGATTGTAGTAGTCTACGACGTATAGCTGCTGCGCATCGAAGTTGATTCCGTTGAGCGTCGAGCTGCATTGCTTATAGATCGTATCGATGTCCGCCGTAAGACTGGTGTCATCGATCGTGTAGAGCGTTGAATCGGCCTGCTTTTGAGTAACGAGCACGGATATGTCTGAATTTACACTTGTATTATCCGAGTCGGCCATCTGAATCACCGAGTAGCCGTCATATTCCTGCGTCAGATATTTTTCCATCTGAGAGTCCGACATCGGCCAGGAAGCGTGACCGGACTTCAGGACGTCATTGATGATAAAGAACGTCCAGTAGTAGTCCGTGTCATTGTATAGCAGCTGAGATACCGCATCTGGACGAGCGCCGTTGACGATGCGATAGTCCGTATACGAGACCGTTGGATCTAATTTCACCTGAGGCGCCGTCACGTTTCGAAATAGATCCGTGATGAGAGTCAATGCTCCGGTCTTCTCAAGGTCGTACGTCGTCAGTGGAAATTGTCGAAAAAATGACATTGCGTTAGCGTGAGTATTTAATTGTTATCTTTCACCAAAATTCAATCCAGCGCCGCTAGTTCATCGTATCGAAGTTGTTGGAAAAATTCTTTAATCTTCATGGCTACCAACTCCCTCCCGCGCCGCCACCGCCGAAGCTGCCGCCGCCACTAGAATAATTTGGCCTAGAGCTGCTCTTTGCCGGTCCTAGGACCTCAG